GCCAACCGATCGAGCTTGGTGACCACAAGCACGTCGCCCTCGCGCACGTACTCAAGAGCACTTTCTAGCTGCTCTCGCTCTGGCGAGACCGCAGAGACCTGCTCGCAAAATACCTTCTCGCAGCCTGCGGCCTTGAGCTGTGCCTTCTGCGCCTCAAACGATGCCCCTTGCTCAACTGTTGAGGTGCGGGCATAGCCGATGTTCATTGTCCCCGCCGTTCCATTGAAGCCTAAGGGATAATGGACTTATGTGTTCCAAATGTCAATTGTTGCGTTCTGTGGAACAACTCCACGACGTTCCGTTCGAGGTGGCCCTAAAGAAACAGAGCTGTGATAGCCACAATTCGGCGACCTTTGATGGGGACGATGGCTCGGGGTTGTAGTGCGTAACGGAGAAATCGATGACTGAGGGACCAAGTCACATTGTACCAATCAAGTCCGACGAAGACCTGGAAAGGTCGGCGGTAGCCGGAGCTGCTGCCGTTGAACGGTTGATAGCTGATCGTAATAATCTTCGCAGTCTTTTGGCTGCGCACGAGCGCGAGCTAGCTGCATCCCGAGCAGCTGAAGAGGATCTCAAACGTCAGCTTGGAATGCTCCATCAACGCTATCTCGAACTCGCGAAAAGAGTCGTTTCTCAGCTACAGCAATTCGATTGCACCATGCGCGAGGCAATCGCTGGGAGACCGGAGAGCACGCATGGAGAACCGGCGAGGGGCCCCGGTTGCAAGCCAATTCGACAGCCATGGTTTGCCTATTGCTCCTCAGACGGCGTCGCCGAACGGAGTGAACGGGCATCGCAACGGACATGGACTTCCGCTAGAGCCCTAAAGGCGCAAACTCAAGAACCGCGACCTAATCACTCGGCTAAGAAGCCCACATTGTTGATTGCAGACTTTTCATCGTTTCCATTCTTCGAAGCCCAGGTGAGGAGCACCCCATCACACCACTTGATGGCGTCGCTTGCACGAACACGCTCCCACGCGATGGGTGGAAAGGGCTGGGCAACGTAGGTTTTGGTGTTGAAGCCGGAATGCCAGTCAAACGAGCGCGACTCTGCCGCGACGGTGGTACGCATCACAAGTCCCCCGCTTACAAGATACGAAGAAGCGTATGTGAGCATAAAAGCAAATGGATGTGGTGACCGCCGCGCAACAGCCGAGCACTAATAGCAGAGCCAGTCATTCGGTCGTTCGGGCAAGCTTATTGGACGGTAGCCACTATCTGGCTTTGGTGGCTCAGGCTTCTTTGGCGCTTGTCCCGGCACCATCTGATCGATCAGCTGGCCAATAAGACCTAAGGCATCAACCTGATCGTCGTGCTTGCCGGCTGGAAAGTTCAACAGCTCCCGTTTGAACTCCGCGAACCATGGAGCACTGGTCGGCACGTAGAGCCCTTCAAGAGCCATGCGGCCACGAATGGATTGGGCTCTTACTGCCTTATCTCCCTTAGTCGGGAACTGCTGGCGATAGCAATAAGCCTTTCGCTCTCTTTGGCGCTTATCGAGAGCAGGCCCAACGCCAGCACTGATCTGACCCTTCTCCTCAGCCCAGCCAACCGGCTTCCACTCAAGCACAAGATCACAGAACGCTTCGATCCATTCGTCCGATGGAGACTGTTTGCGCCAGCGGTCGAGCAGATACATGCGACCTTCAGGATCGATACCGACGACTAGATGCACTGTGTAGTCGCCTCCATCCGCCGTAACGGCATAATCTGAGCCGCCATAGATGCGCATGGTCTCTCTCGGTGGAATCTTCTCGCAAGGCTTTAGCCAGCCGGCTCTGAAGAAGTCTCCTTCCTCTGGTGCGGGACGCTGCTGATAGAGTGCAGACCACATCATAGGAGAGGTCTCTCTCTGACGGGCTCTTAGGAACGCGCCGTAGTCATAGCCGTCTGGATCGTCCCAAAGGTATTCGCCTGGCTCACGGCCCAAGGGATCATTGGCTTCTGCAATGGCAGCGATGGAGATAACCCGGCCTTTGATCTCCTTGCGCTCGATCTGCTCAAGCACGCGTCCGGCAACGTCTTCCTCATGCCAGCGGGTGTTCATCAGGATGCGCTTGGCGCCAGGCTTTAAACGAGCCGAGAAATCATCGACGTACCAGTCCCAGCGCTTCTGTCTGATAGTCTCGCTATACGCATCTTCTCGCGAGCCAAATAGGTCATCACCGACTCCAAGGTTGGCACGGAAGCCACTGATGCCCACGCCAGCTCCGACCCCGTAATACTCGCCGCCCTCAATCAGAGACCAACGAGCGGCTGCCTTGCTGTCTTCCGACAGCGAGATGCCGAGCACGTTTGCATCTGCCGCAATATCGTTCCGCACTCGCCTTCCCCATCTCTCGGCAAATTCAACGTTGTGAGTAGCTGCCAAAATGCTGTGCGCAGGATTCGCAGCGAGATACCAAGAGGGCAGGAGAACCGAGACGTATGTGCTCTTTGCCGATCCTGGAGGTGCAAACAGCAGCAGCACCTCGTCCTCGCTTTTGAGGAATGCCTCGATTTCTCGAATGAAGAGCTGATGGTGTGGTGCGGGCTCAAAGCCTTTTTGCCTGGCCCACTCGGTTAAGCTGTTTCGTATCGATCGTCTTTTGAGGAGTTCGGCTGCTGCACTCGCGGGATCAGTGTGCTTGTGCATTCACAAAAGCCCCATTAATCGCAATTGCTGCAAGTTCCTCATCGCTAATCAAGCTTGGATCGATCTTGGCCAATGTCTGCGAGATCGGCTGGGTTGGTTTGCCGTAACCACGATCAAGCAATGCATTAGCGGCTGCTACCCGTGCAGCAGATGGCGCCTTCTCGTCGTGCATGATGTTGGCAAGGGTGGTGATAGCTTCAGGTGACTTTTGACGCGCAAGCTCCTGTACGTCCCCTATCACCTTTGGGCGGCCACCTGGGTTGCCGCTTATTCCTTTCTGAAATGGTCTTCCTTTACCTGGCATGGCTGATCCTGTGTGTTCTCAGTGACTTTCTATTCATGAAAAATCCCTCAGTGAACTTTCTGATTAAGCCTCGGGGCCTGCTGCTCTTTTCTTCCCCTCCTTTTCATTACGCTGCCATCGGAAATACCATTCCCTTCGGGTAAGAGAGAATTCTGATTATCGGTTTGCGCCATGTCTTGCCTCGGTAGGTTTGTTGTGGGAAAGGCTTCCTCCCCTCGTAAATTCTGTGTCGCGGGATAGGACTGACCATTGATGGCCCCGCGTACCCAATTGGCGGCGCCCTAAGCTTTATCTCATCCGCAGCATCAAATTTGTAATTGTACTCACGCGACGGCTCCGCCGAAGCCTTACCTCCCTGGTGTCCCGGCAGCTCTAGCTCCGGATTAAAGCCCGACCCTACGTGCCACCAAGGATACCGATTGAAGCTCACTCGCCGCTGAAGGTAGTCAAAACCTGGGTTGAGAGTCGGGCCATCGGTGCCGACAGTCTCGATTTCCTTATCGCTTGGATCGGGGCCCGGAATGGTAATCGACTGGTCGAACATGGCCATGCCACCAGCGGCCGTGCCGCGATATAGCCGGCGCCCGTCTAGAGCAGCATTGATTCGATCCAAGACGCTGACACGTCCGCCGTCTTTGTGCCCTGTGCGGGGCACGATCGAGATTATCTCCTCGAGGTAAAGCCGAACGAACTTCTTGATCCAGAAATTCGCGTAGGTGCTGAACGCCTTGCCACTCTTGGGGTTGTAGCGATCAGCCGCGATGAAGAGGGCGAGGTTGCCTATTGCCGTCAGCTCATGGACCAGACCAACATGACTCTGATGGCTCTCCTTGGCCCAAATGCCGAAGGAATGAGGTGTCTGCAGCCACGCTATTTGGCCGGCAATGGGGCCAACAATGCGAAGGTGCCGCTCTATAAGCTCATCACGGGTAGCCCCTGGCCCGACTGGCGGCAGCGAGTTTATGTATTCCTTGTAAACCTTATGCCAAAGAAGCTCGTCCCCTAGCGGTCGGCATTTGCGATTGGCACGAACCCTTCGCCATGCATCGCCATAGAATGTCACTTGAACTGAACTCCGCTACAATTATATATACGGCAAATTATCCTATCCCGGTGGCTTGTACATATTTTGTTCCTTCGGCGTGACATATATGTTACTTAAGCCAATCATTGCTGTCCTCTAGGTGGTTCCGCGG